CCACTTTCTCTTGCAGCATCTCCAGATACATCTAAAACCTTTCCATTTTCGGGGTGGTTTAATGCAGCACCCAATTGAACCCAATCATACTTATGTAGTGTTTTTAACACAAACTCTTTTGATTGAGTAGCTATGCCGCTAAATAATCTTAAATCATCTGAAAGAAGTAGTATCTTCTTTTTCTTTGGTTTATTAGGGTCTATTCGCCTAAGTTTCGGTAATTTTAATTCCATTCTTTTTCGTAACTAACTTTAATATAAATATACTTTATCAACTTATAAAAGTTGATTTTGAACCCGTTATTTTCAACATTTTTTTAAAGTGGTTTAATTCCCACGCAGATATATCACCGAAATACATAATCTTATCAGTATTTCTGGCAATTAACTCATATTGATGTAGTTTTTGGGTTGGGTGGTAAGGTTTTTCGTAGTAATCTTCCGGCATTCCGCTGTAAAGGTTCATTGGGGATGATGCTGAATTGTATTCAATATACTTAATACCCATCTCTAATGCCCATTTCTTAACCCACTTTTCAACACCATTTTGATTACCGCGTGTAACCAATATTAAACTATCACCATACAAATTTTTTAATTTAAAAACCAAATCTTTGATTTCCATCCGATTCTCATACCGCTCACTACCTACCAATCCAACTCTTGTCATTGTTTTGCTCCTGTAAAATCTTGGTGTTTCCATTCTTCTTCGTTTCATCATAAATATCTAGCAAAAAATCAACTTTAATTCTTTCTTTTTTAGAGCATAAATCTAACCTATCCTTAAAAGGACAATACTTACACTGCTTATTGTTATAACCCGCAGTAGCTGGAAATCTATTATCAACCCTATGCGAACCATCGGTGTTGAAACCTTCTTTTACAAAATTCTCAAACAATTTAAGGGTTTTTTTAACTGCTCTACCACCATTTGTTGGAGAGAAGTTTTGAAGCCGGGTTATGTTATACATCATACCCTCATTCAGCTTACGCTTCAAAATTAAGTATTTAACATCAATCTTTTTAAGGTCAATATCAAATTGCTGTGAAAAGTAATGTTTATATAGTATCAACTGAGCTGTTTTTGTTTCATCAGCTTTCTGATAACTATTCCAACCATTGGTGGAAGTTTTGATATCTAAAATCAATATATCGCCTGTGTCAATTTCTTCAAAAACTAAATCTAAATAACCCACAATTTTCAAATTCTTAAACTCTTCTAATATAGGTTGATATATCTTTGTTTCAATACCAAATAACTTCCACTTCCTGGTTGAAAATAACTCTACTCTACTCTTTTTTAATTCGTTTAATATCTCCACCCCATCCTGATAAAACTCATTCATTTGGGGTTTCGTAATCCAATTCTTTAAATCAGGCCGAGTTTCTAATAAGGATTTATACTCCCTTGCCATTGTATCCCTCAGTAATGAACCCAAATCCATTTCATCTGATTCTAGTGGGGATTTTGTAAAAAGTGTTTTTAACCACTCCTGTATAGTTTCGTGCATACTTGTCCCAAATAATAGGTGTATTGAAGGTTCATCTTCCCTATGCCCATCTATGTAGGTCAATTTCCACTTTTTAGGGCAGTTAGCCCACATCGTGAATTGTGAATAGGAAACCTTTACATCACCATCAACTTCGTTGGGGGTAGTAAAATCAAGTATGCTACTAAAACTATTCTTCATTATCAATTAAAAAAGCTGGAAAGGATTCTTGTCCATACAAACCCAAAATATTGTATTCATAAAACTCATAGGCCTCTTCATAACTCATACCATCCCTCTCCATAAGTTTTGATAGAATACACTTAATTGAATAAATAACCCTTAAATCACTACCCGCCTGTTGAACTCTGCCCAATATACAATCATTGAACCCATCCAATACAATTAACCCATCATACACATCACCTAATATATTATCTTCCATTTTGTAAGTTTTGAATTTTTCTATCTAAATACCATTTTGCTTTTAACAAATCCTCTAACTCTTTATCTTGTTGTTTCTTTCCGGCACGGGATATATACTTAACAGTATTACCCAAATGAAAATCTAAATCCCATGCCTCTATAACCTTAATTGCTTCATATGGGTTATCTACCCCACCATAATGACTAGGGTGGTTTACCATTTCTTTATTTTGCTGCATCTTTATACATTTTATCAATTTGAGAATCTTTAACTCCATATTTTTTTATAATATCCCTAATCTCACCCTCTGATAGTAATTCAACATAATCTTCGGCTTCTCTGCTTGATACTTCAAAATACTTACAAATATACGAAATAATTTCTTCAGATACAACACCTCCACCAGATTTTTTTATGTATTTATCAAAAGTTTTTTTCTTTGGTAAAAAATCATAATATACCTTATACACCTCCCTAGCACCTAATTGACCATTGGTGAACCTTTGAACCTCATTTACCAAATCAATATATTCGGGATTCATACTCAACCAACGATTGGCAAGATATACCGAAAATGATTTTTTATCACCCTCTGAAAGAGTTTCCCACTTAACCTTACCCTCCTTCACACCACTTAAATGGTCAAAAAGAGTTTTAACCTTTATCGTTCCTTCGGATGAATCACTTTTTTTCTTCGGGGGCATCGAACAAACCTTTTGGTACAAATTTTGGATGAACTGTTCCACACTCATTGCAAATAACCACTGGAATTGGAATCATTGATGCTTTTCCATTTGGTGATTGAATAGCTGGTAATTCTTTGAACATCATTTTTTCTTCAAAAAAGATACCATCACAATTTGGACAAGTAACCGTTTGAAGTTTTGTAGGGTCTACATTAAACTGAACCGGTTGTTCCGGTTGTTGGGGAGCCATCCCTTTGAAATCTACTAATTTTGCCATTTTTTATCCTTTACATTAAAATATTTACAAACATTGCCATTACATTTATTTCTTTATCCACCACCAACGAATCCTTATACTGCGCTTCGGCTATATTAACAATTGTCGTTCCAACCTTATTTCCGGCATACTCATCTACCCTATCATACAATGTTGAATACAACTTTGTATAATCCCGCACCTTTGAATCTGCTAATATTTGACGAATTTGTGTGAATTTACTTTTGGTATCTACACCACTTTTTAATATATCCACAATCTTTTCAGCATAAGTAGATTCAATATTGGATTGTTTATCAATAACCAACCTACCATTAATAACCTGTCGTTGTGCTGCATTTATTACCCTACGAATATCGGGATATCCACTATTAACAATCACCGCAAGGTCTTGCATCTCAAATTGAACACCTTCCGTAACCAATATCTCATTTAACCTCTTAGCAACATCTTTTTTAGTTGGTGGTATAATTTCAAATGTTTGACATCTACTTTGAATTGGGTCAATAACTTTTTCAGGATAATTACACGTCAATATAAATCTCGTGCTCTTACTGAATGTTTCCATTAGGTTACGAAGAGCTGCTTGTGCATCTCTTGTTAGGTAATCAGATTCATCCAATATTACCACCTTCCAAGTCTTAAACCCAACCGATGCTGCAAATCCTCTGATTTTTTCTCTTAAAGTATCAATACCCCTTTCATCGGATGCGTTGATATAAAGGTAATCACAATCAATAGCATTTACTATGATTTTTGCCAATGTTGTTTTTCCAGTCCCCGCACCCCCATACAATAGTAAATGGGGAACATCGTTATTTTCTATATAAATCTTAACTTTTTCTATGATATGTTCATTTCCAACATACCCATCAAGTCCAAACGGCCTATACCGTTCTACCCATAAACTATTTTCATTATTGTTGTTCATCTTCCTACTTCTTTTAAATATGTTTCTTTTGCTTCTTCCCAGCTCATTCCTATAATATCTACATAAAAAAGGGCTTCGGGTTTAATTCTCCCTTCATCAAACAGGGTGGTGTATCTACGAATTGCTTTGGGTTTCCACCAATTTATGGTGTATTCATCACCTTTAATAAACTTATCTTTCATAACCAACTTATCTTCATCTATCTCCCCCTTCAGAAATTCGTTACCATTTTCGTAGAATGGTGCAAGATACACCCCCCGTTTGAATCCGTGATCGTAAGCATCAGATTTGATACCAAGCTCTTTATAAATTTGATGTATGATTTTTTGCTTTATCCCACTTACAGGCCCGTTTCTCTCATACCCCATATTCGCACCATTCCGTTCTCTTTCTTCCGTTATCTCCCTCTTATACCACTCTGAATGATTTTCTTTTAACCATTGATGCCACGGGTCATACACCTTATCATCGGGCTTAATACTAATCTTACCCTTACTTTCTCCCAAAGTTTTGAAATGCGGAATACCATTATATTGGGAGTGAATTCCATACAATGAAGTCGTTCCTAATGCTACCAAAACATCATCATACTTCTTTTTCCAATAATTCCTAACAATAGGGGATGTAGCAAGTGCAGCAATCAATTTGCCACCTAAAAAGTTATATCCAAATGGTTGTGTAGAAACAATAGTAGTTGCAATACTCGTATTGTTTAACTTCCCCTGCTTAAACTTATTATCCTTACTCCACCCAATGTAGGCATCTCTTACACCCAAAGATGTAATATCAGAACCCAATGAAACCTGTCCTAAAACTTTACCGCTAACTCTATCCTTTATCCATATCTTTACATTTCGGCCAGGATTAGCAACAAACTCCATTGTATGGATTAGTTTTCGGACTTCTGTCCAGCGAGTAGATTCTTTTGGATTATCATCAACGACTTCCACATAAGGTTCTAATGATTCAATCTCTCGTATCGTTAGTTCTTTATTGTGAATATCCGTTGGAAACCAAAGAGAATCGTAGTGGGTAGCAATAGTTGCTTTTTTAGGCATGGTGTTTTTTAGGTCACCATTCCATTCTTGCCACTTTTTGTATAATGTCTGCTCTTCAACCGACATTGAGGATAAATAGTTCAAATTATCAATGAACTTCTTCTTTTCAACATCATAGTTGAATTCAGGCTTCGCTGGTTCAGTATCCCAAAACATATTATTTCACTTCAACTAAAAAGTATTCTGATTTAAAACCTTCGCTCTCAAATGCACAATGTGCCAAACCCGCAGTTGCGATTTTCAAAGTTGCCGCTTTTGGTGTCCGGTTCGCATTTAGGATTTCTTTCAAATACTTTGCTGAAAATGAAATTGGTCCTACCGAATCTTTGGTGCAAGTACAATCAACCTTAATAGAAATTCTATTTGAGTTAATCTTTGAATACCCCAAAATAATCTCACCCTTA